CGAGTGGCTTTTTATTTTGCAGAAAAGCGAGGTGGCAGACATAAACTGGACGGAACAAGAAATTGACAGGCTCAAAGCTTTAGTCAGTGAGGGTATAAAAACAAAAGATATAGCAATTATATTATCAAATGAATTTGGTAGAGAGTTTACTTATCACAGTGTTAGGCATAAAGCTAGACGGTTGAGTGTGACTACGCCGCCTCGTAACATAGATGGTCAGTCAATCAGTGAGAATAAACGTTACAACATAGACGGCACTATCTCTCAAGCTGAATTCGATGTAAAGATGGCTTTCTACCAGAAGGACAGTAAAACGCCAGAAGACATACTTAGATACAAGGGCTATGATCCAAACGAATGGGAAATATCTCAAGTAACAACTAATGAATGGACAACTACTGCTGCAGAAACCCAGAAATGGAATCAGCAGTTGAAGTTTGTGGTGAAGCCAAAGCATAAATCATTCAACGAATCAGCATTCACAGATTCGATTGAGCCAGTAAAACTAACTTCAATCAAAACAGGTGATCGGAACTTATTCATCGGCTTGGCTGATTGGCATTTTGGTATCACCAAGCTAGAGGATTTACAAGATAAGCTAGCGAGAATGATTGAAGTTATCTCAAAAGGCTATAAGCAGATTGTTATTGGGCAACTAGGAGATTTATTCCATAGCAGCCAGATTAAGAAGTCAGTCACGATGGCTGGCACACAACTAGATGATGTGGACATGGAAACAGCTATCAAGGACGCACGAGCATTCTTTGATGTGTTAATCACCGAATGTGCAAGGCACTCTCTCAAAGTGACTGTGGAACACGCAGAGGGGAATCACAGCGGATCGATCGAGTACATGTTTCTGTTATACCTAGAAGCCAAGTATCCAGACATCAAAGTGAACTATCACAACAAGTACCGGCAAGCCTTCATGTTGGACAATGTGGCGATCATGATTACTCATGGACAATATGGCAAGCGGAAGGATTTGCCGATGTTGTTCGCTACTGAGTTTAGCGATATATGGAGTAAGGCAACTACAAGGGAGATTATCACTGGTCATTTCCACACGCAACAGACGAATGACTATCAAGGTGTGATTCATCGGCAGTTAGGCACGATCAAACCGAATGACAGCTACGAGATAGAGAACGGTTGGACGATGGGCAAGAAGGTATTGCAGTTGTTTGAGTATGATAGCGAAAGGTTGAGGGTGACGTATGACATTTAAATGGTGTAAGCATGAATACGAACAGGTAGCTCGTATAGGTGGAGATACTCAAGCGACTGCTTTGAAATGTTCCTTGTGCGGCAAAACTAAAACAGAATGTCACGGCATCAACGGTCGCTTATCTTTCGAATATATCATCAAATATGTTGACGAAGTCCTCTCGGGTAGGTGACTGATATGCACTATTTATACTTACAACTATCCATAGGCATACTATCACACGCTAACATCAGACAAGCGCAACTCAAACCCAAGCACACGCTGCTTGAATGCTATGCAGAGTTTGACGATGAGTATATCGAGCGGCATAAGCTTGTGTACATTGGGCATGGTTGGGAGAGTGATCCACATATTGTGGAGAGGTTAAACAGATATTTATAGAAAGGTGGTGATGGAAAGTGAGTTTAAAACCTAAACAAAGAGCCTTCGCTGATGAGTACATCATCACAGGGAACGCAGAACAGTCTGCGCTTAAGGCTGGTTATAGCGAAAGTTATGCCAGAGGACAAAGTTATAAATTATTGGCAAATGTTGGCATTAAAGAATATATAGACCAGCGAGTACAAGAAATCCAAAACGAGAAGATATTATCGCAAACCGAAATACTTGTAATGCTTTCTGAAATAGCAAAGGGAGAGATTCCGGAATTAAAGGAAGTTGTAACTAAAAAAGGTGAATTTGTAGTTAATCCGAATAGTGAAGATGGTAAGAAACAGCTTGTATACAATGAAAGTGTGGAGTTGATTCCTATACCACCGAAAACGAGCGATAAAAATAAAGCGCTGGAATTGCTTGGCAAACGCTATGCTATGTGGACTGATAAGCAAGATATCACAGCGAATGAAGTTGTAACGATTGTAGATGATATAGATGAGTAGAGTTGTATTATCTGAAATTGTACTGGATCAATTCAAACCGTTTTGGATAGCTTCCAAGAAGAAGAAACATCTGCGCTATGTCTTAAAAGGCGGCCGTGGTTCTGGCAAATCATTTATTATCCCTATGCGGATTATGTTAGACATTATGGAATATCCTGTTTCAGCTTTGGGTGTTCGGAAGGTCCAAAATACTATTCTAAAATCTGTATATGCAAACTTCAAAGGTGCTGCTAATGCCATGGGTGTTCGGCATCTTTTTCGTTTTGTAGATTCTAAGCTTGAAATCACCTACAAACCAAGAGGAAATAAGATATATTTCGCAGGTGCAGATGATTCGGACAAGATTAAATCGATAAAAGACGCAGACTATCCTTTGGCTATTATGTGGATAGAGGAATTAGCAGAATTCAAGAGCGAAGATGAAGTTACAACAATCGAGAATTCTGTGTTACGTGAAGAATTAGAAGGCAAGATAGCAAATCATTCAATGCGGAAAAAAGTATATCCGTTCGATTATAGCTTTTATTACTCTTATAACCCACCTAAAAGAAGACAGTCTTGGGTCAATAAAAAATATGAATCAAGCTTTATTGATGCCAATACCTATGTAGATCACACGACTTATCTTGGAAATCCGCATCTATCCAAGAAATTTGTTGAAGAAGCGGAAAATGTCAAAAAGAATAAGCCATTGAAATATCGCTGGGAGTATATGGGCGAAGCAATCGGCTCAGGTGTGGTTCCTTTCGATAATTTACAAATCGAACCAGGATGCATTACTGATGACATGGTGGCGAATTTTGATAACATCCGCAACGGTTTAGACTTTGGTTACGCTACGGATCCGCTAGCATTTGTACGTTGGCATTATGACAAGAAGAAAAATGGCATCTATGCTATTGATGAAATCTATGGTGTAAAAATGAGTAATCGTGAATTTGCTGGTAAAGCACGTGCAAAAGGATATGGATCAGATGAGATTTTTGCTGATTCGGCAGAACCCAAAAGTATTGACGAATTAAAATATGAACAATACATGAAGAAAGTGAAAGGCGTTAAGAAGGGTCCTGATTCCGTTGAGTATGGAGAGCAATGGTTGGATGATCTAAATTTCATCTGCATTGATCCCAAAAGAACACCCAATATTGCGAGAGAGTTTGAAAATATCGATTATCAGACGGATAAGGATGGCAATCCCAAGCCGCGTCTTGAAGATAAAGATAATCATACGATCGATGCTACTAGATACGCTTTTAGCAACGATATGAAAAAGAAAACAATTACTATCAAAAAACAACCAGAATGGTTAACAAGAAGGTGAAAGAATGGCAATCGCTATTGATCGTGAATTAGCTGGTGATATCAACAATCCTAGTATGGAAGTAATCAATTTCTGTATGGATGAGCATAAGAAGGAAATACCGAGGTTGGATATGTTGTTTGATTATTATGAAGGTAAACCACATAAGATTGGACAGACGAAGATTCAAACGCCGCATGAGATGGACGAAATCTTTGTCAATAACGCTAAATATGTAACGGATATGATGGTAGGATTCACTGTCGGTGCTCCAGTATCTTATGCACCAGCAAAGGATAAAGACATTACGCCTGTTACTGATGCATTAGAAAAGATGAAGATTAAGAAGCACGATAAGGAATTAGAAAAAGGATTATCAGCGATGGGTGTGGGTCTTGAATTGCAATACCTATCAATTAAACCTGGCACTGAAGGCAACGATGTACCTGAAACTGTTCCTAAAATCGCATGGATTGATCCAAGAGGCATGTTTTTAGTTGTTGATGATACTATCGACCGAACGAAACTATTTGCTGTTCGTATGGTCAAGAAGCGTGATTTGAAGCGAAGAACATTTTGGGAGATAACAGTTTACACTCAAAAATGGGTGATCACGTATCTATCTAAAACGAAACGATTAGATCCTACAAGCTTAATCAATAAGACTCCGAATCCTAAAGTTAAACCGCATTACTACAAGGATGTACCTGTAGTTGAGTTTAGAAACAATGAAGAAAAGCAAGGTGACTATGAGCAACAACTATCTCAAATAGATGGGTATAACGTCTTACAAACTGATCGAATCAAAGACAAGAAGAACTTTGTCAAAGCGATTATGATCATGTTTGGATTTGGTTTACCAGACGAAAAGCCAGATGAGATAAATGGAACGATGGCCATTGAAGCGCCAGCAAAATCAGATGGTGGAGATTTCCAGTATGCAACTAACACATTTGATGAAACACAGGTGCAGAAATTAGCTGACTCCTTGCTTGATGATTTTCACAAAACAACTTATGTACCCAATCTGAATGATGAAAACTTTGCTGGCACTCAATCTGGTGAAGCAATGAAGTACAAGTTGTTTGGATTGCTACTTGTGTTGTCAATCAAGATCGGATATTTGGAAGATGGCATCATGCAGCGTTTGGAATTGTTGCAGAATATCTTGAATGTAAAAGGTCATAATGTTGATATTGAAGGAACAACAATCAAGTTTAAACCTAACTTGCCAATCAACCGTTCAGATATCATCAACCAGATCAAGGAATCGCAAGAGTTTATGCCATTGTTGATTAGCTTAGGTTGGTTAGATGACATAGACAACCCTCAAGAAGTTGTTGAAATGTTGAATCAACAAAAAGAGGAAAATATGAAGTTGCAAGCTAAAGCATTGGGCGTGCAAGCTAAAGATAGTCATTCTGATTTGGATAATGAGCCGGAGGAGGACGAAGAGGATGAAAGTTAGGAAGAAGCCCGTAGTGGTTGAAGTTGTACAACTAAAAATGCTATCTGCACGTTCTTATCGCAAATGCAAAGAATTTGTTG